CGGCTAGGTCAGCACCTATACTTCCTACTGCATCTACTAAACCGCCTGGGCCTAATATACTAGTTGTTCCTCCGCCTTGTGGTGTAAGTGGACTTGCCGCTTTATCATAATGCATTTCACCAAATCCTGCTGGACCGTCACCGGCAATAAGTCCTGATTTATACTTAACTGTTTCAAATCTAACTTGCATTCTGTGTTCTAACAATCCTGTAGCATCTGCATAGTCATGACTGTCATGGTCAAATGTTTCAATGATAGGATTTACTAACCAATATTCGGTATATTTTTTTTGGTATAAACTATAAATTTTTATTGCACTAAAAAAAGGTTCAGAGTTTCTATCTAACCCCCAATTTTGTGCTCTAGATAACATAGGGGAATATGTATCTTTATAACTGTATGTTCCGCCTGATTCATATTGGGGATCATTATTATAATAGGCATAGTAGGCGTACCATAAATTTCTTATTACGTCACTACTGTCGTCATGAAATGTGATAGTTACTGGATTGTAATTTATTCTATTGTGATGATATCTTTTTCTATTATATTGATTATGTTCGACTACATCAAAACTATATTTAGGTAAATCAACATTTTTAACTAGAAAACTTGCTTCTAAGTTTTCACTACCGCTGAATCTAAATCCAGAACTAGCATTTAGTTGAAATACAACATGAAATAAAAATTTATGTTTTGGTGCTAATCGATAATTACCGTCGACAAATGTTCGCGAAGCGTGTTTAAAATCACGAACATTGTCACCGGTTGCAAGAGCTTTAAGAAAAGAATTTATCACAGGATAATTACCTCTAGTTTAAAGTATTAGCCTGTAACTACCTCACCAATAGTTCTAGCCACTGTACTACCAACGCCAGCACCAAGTGGTGTTTGAACAGCATTGTCAAATCTAATTGACATTGTAATTGTTGCTGGTTCACTTGTTGCATAGTTTAAGTCGTTGTAGTTTACGTTCTGAATCATACAACCGTATAATTCCCAAGTTTCTAGCGTATTTGGTGAAGACGCTCCATTACCACCGTCTAAGATTTCACATCTTGTGATAAATTTGTAATCAATACCTGATGCCGCACTTGATTGTTCCATCATATCAAATTGTTTCTGAACTTGTTCACCAACTAGTTTAGAAACTTGACCTGATGCGTCATCACGTAAATTAACTGATACAGCCTCCCAAGTATGTTTACCTTGGATGTATACTTTACTGTTATAGATATCAATTGGCATTTCTTCAAAGTTAACTGAAGGTCTTTGAAAATCTATAACTTGTTTTGTTAGTTCACTTCTCGGAGTTGAAACACCAAAGTTTTCAAAACTCACACGGAAGCGATATTTTAATTTTGGCATTAACAGACCTTGGCTTGACGCTGATTGGTCACTTGCCAAAGGCACTGTAAATTTGCTTAATGAACTTACTGACATATTTTTGCTCCTGCTTTATATTATTTAGTCGCTTTGTTTACCTTCATTTTTCTCCACAAAGGCCCTATTAAATAGAGCCTGTGTTTTGAATACGAACTGGAATATAGATATATTCAACTGCCTTAACAGGTTCAATTGCTATATCGATGTACAATTCGTTACGATCGATACGGTCGTTAGTGTTGTTTGTTTCATCACAAACCACCAAGTAATCGTAAAGACCACGTTTTGCAACCAAATCGTTCATTAATTGCTCAACAACTTGCTTCACTTCATCACGTGTTAGTTTATCGTTTGGTTCAAATACAAATGGTTTTGTAATAACCGCTAAACGTTCACGGATGTAAGCAGTAAGTCTTGATACGTTAATGCGATCTAACGCACTTGCCGTAGCCGTTCTAGACTTGTTACCGTAGTTTAATATTCCGTTACCGGGGAAGAATGCAATCGGGTTAATACTGTTTTCGTATAAAGTATCTCTTAAAGATTCTCTAACACCAACACTTGTAAATTCGCCTGTTGCACTATCTAAGTAACCTAATCCTGTTGCATTATCAACAACACCACGTCTTGTACCTGCTGGTGCAAACCATGGATAACTAGCATCATCTGAACGAATTAAAGTTCTTAACATCATGTGTGATGCTGGAACCATAATACTGTTACCGCTAAGGTCCGTTGTAATACCACTTGGGTAAAAAACACCTAAGTATGTATCAGCAGTTACTAGACCTTTGTCGTTATTATCAGTTGCTAGGTTGGCGTTGATAGCCCAGTTTTGGATATCTGTACTATTTGCCGCTAATCTGAATGGTGTATCACCAATTACAAACCCTGTGTTACGTCTGTCATTGTTTAATGCTACCATGTTTTGAATCATTTCTGGATAACCAGGAGATGCAATTACGTTAAAGTTTCTTTGTTCTTCACGTAATTCTGCACTTGTATCAATTGCAGATTTCATAGCCGCTATAATAACACGACGTACTGCATTTCTACCCATGAACGGTGAACCGTCATTTTGTAGTCCTGCTTTAGATACCCATGCGTCTTTCTCTGTAGGTAATACTTTACCTGCAAAGTCTGTACTGTTAAAGTAGTCTTTTCTAAACTCTTTAACATTGTTACCACTACGTCTTGTATTGAATAGTAGCATACCACGTGGATAGTTAGATGCATCTGGACAATCTAAATCAATAGTATCATTAGTTAATAATGATTTAATTGTAGTAATGTCTCCACTTACAACGTCAGTTGTTGTGTCACCATTATAACGTGCATCAGCAAATAATACGCCATCTTCACTAGTTTGGTCTGTGTTATCGATTGTAACCCATTTATCTTCGCTGTCTACTTGTTCCCAACGTTTGATAATTGGATAATTTTCTAAATCTGATGTGTCAATCCATAAATCACCATAAACAAGAGCAGTACCGTCACTTTGTTGTACTGGTTCACTTGCACTTACAAGTGGGCCATTTGGTGAAGTATTTCCAAGATTGAAACCTCTTGCATCAGTAGCCACATTGTGATAACCTTTCCAGTCTGAACCGTCATGGATCATAATATCAACTTCATCAGTTACATTATGGAACCATAAACGACCATTTGCCGGATTTGCACTTGGCTCGATACTACCAGCAGTATATGTTAACTGTTGGAAGTTACTGAATACTAAATGACCACTTGTACTACCTTCACGAATATAATCGTTTGCAGTTGTAAATCCTGCTGTTGCTAAAGGTGTATTGTTTGTGTCTGCAAGTGTCATTGTACCACCTAACGAGTGTGTTAGTGTCAATGCACCTGATGTTGCAACACTGGCTGTAACATAATCAATATTAAGTGTGTTAATATCATTTACTAAACTAGCAACTGTTGTACCTGTAGCAGTTACAGTTGTTGTGTTATTTGTATTTGCACCTTTAATAGTTGAAGTAATAGTAAAAGCATCACCAACACTAAACGTTGGAGCAGTTGCAGTACCAGTTACTACTGTTGCACCTTTTACTTTTCTTTCATAAATTTTATACATTACAAAGCCACTATCGTTTTGCATGGCTTGAACATACACTGTACCTGCTTCGATGTTTAGTCCACCACCAATTGAGTCTAATCCATATAATGCATATCTTTCACCTTGATATACATTTACAGTTTTAGCAATAAACTTACCGAAAGGGGAACTATACTCACTTACATCAAATTTTGCACCGTTGTTCGGAGAAGTTGTTTTAATCCAAACACTACCTGTTGGCGCCGCTGTAGCATCTGCACTTTTCCATTGTGGTACTGATGTATGTGGTTGTCTTGCAACAGAAATTACATTATAAGTTCCTGCTGTGATACCAATGTCTGTTAATAATGTACCGCTTACGTTTGCAATAACAATTTGATTACTTGCTGTGTTACTTGCACCGTAAATTACAATTTTACTATCAACTAGTGCCGCAGTTACACCTGTAATTGCCGCAGTGTTAATATCGTTTACAAAACTGTTATATGTTGTTCCAGTTGATGTTACAGTTGCACCATTAATAGTAATACTGTCACCATTTGTAACTGTGCCAGTTGTTGCTGAACCTGTTAAAGTTGGAACTGACGCATACCAGTTTGTAGTACCTAATGCTTTCCATCCTGATGAAGTTCTAACACTTACTGTATTATTTGTGCTAGTTGCATCAATGGCATAATCACCTGCTTTACCTAGTGTAGCAACAGGAACGTTACCGTTCATTAAACTACTATCAGTAATAACAGTTGGTACTTTGTTTACAAATTTTTGTGTTGAAGCATTCCATTCAAAAATACCCCATTTAGTTTCATTTGTGTTCAACCAATGTGTACCGTTGGCTGGTTTAGCCGTTGGTCTACCTGCTTGACCTTCTAATTCTCCTAAGTCTACATCTGCTCTTACAATGTATGCTCTGTTACTAGCACCTAGTAAACTGTAAGCCGCCATTAAACCATATTCGTTTAATTCGTTACCATGCAATGGAGTACCTGATGTACTTTGGTAGAATGATGGTTCACCAAATGTAGAAACTAGTTCTCTTTGTGAACCTATTAAATAAGTTTTCTCAGCATTAACCTTTAACGTACCAGCGGCAGTGCCACCTGACGTAGGATTTGCTTTATTTTGTGCCGTAGCAATCACAAGCATAGGAACAGTACCAACTGCGGTACTGGCATATTGTGATTCATCAACTACGGTTACTTCTATTCCGGGTGAAATAAGCGCCATATTTTTATCCTCGCAAAATTTTTCTGTAATGTTTAAT